TTCAAATAGCGAGACAGTTGCGATGTTGGACGCTAAGCATAGGAAGGGAACGATGATCGACGGATCTGCCGAGACTATTACATGAGGATCGACGGGTGCAGGCCCAGACGGGTAGATAGGAACGCGAGGGGTGGTCGTTCGGGCCGGGGCGGTATGCCGCAACTCGATGCGCCGGGCGTAACACATCATATATACATCATAGGTTTAAGAGAGCATCAAAAAAGGTATTTTTAATTTTCGTTAATTTAGGGGGATTTGAAGTGATCAAAATTAAGCTATTTCTTATTTCAGTTATTTTAATTTTCGTTATTTCGGCTTGTGCGCCACCGGCAGTTCAGAAGGATTTTTTCGAGTGTGGGGCCAACAATGTATTGGTGTCATGCCCTGTGGGTGAGAGTCCGGATCCTGCGGTTTATGGCGATTGCAGGGCGGTTGGGGATGGTCAGACCACCAGGGTAGATGGGAGTTGTAGTTAATTTTTTTAATTTAAGGGCTATTTAATCGTGGTTTCCCCTTCCGGGCATATTCTGCAGCCGGGAGAGTAGCGGGCATATTCTGTAGCCGTAACGTGCGTAAAGGGAGCCACGTTCAAATGGTCTTTTTTGAAGGGGAGGAAATGAGATATGGGACAAATAACAATTAGTTTTAGCGGTAGTTTTGGGGATTCTTTGGCTAATTATTCGGCCGAGGAAGGTGGTCATGCCTACGCTATTTCGAGGGCCATGTATTTTTTAATGTCTCAGATGGCTAGGTCGATCACGCTCGATCACGCCTTGCATGAGAAGGCTGAATATCCAGAACTTTCCGGATTCGGCAAAAAGGCGCCCAAGTAGATTCCGATGCGCTCGATGAACAAGGGCCAGCGTAAAAAAACGAGCCACAACGAGGCCTATTGGCAGCGTCTACGCGAGCAGTTCAAAACCTGTGATTACGACAATGCCGGCGCTTACCAGAAAATTAACTGCGAGCTTTCGGCGCCGATGCAAGTGCTGGCCGATGAGATCGAGGAAATGGAACAGGTGTTGCTAACCGACAAGCATCAGGAATTGCGGAAAGTCGGTTATTTCGAGGCCAATGTGCCGGATCACCAGCAGTATTTGAGGGCTCATGGGAAATAGGGGCAATAAAATTTCATTAGGCCCAAGTCCCAGGCGTTGCGGCATGTGCAAGGGCAACGGCGGATCTCCCTCGGTGCCGTGCGTGACCTGTTCTGGCAGTGGTTGGGTCATGCCGTATGCGAGTCCGGTAGTGAAGAAAACGACGGCGAGTGACGGCGATCACGACGACATTCCATTTTAATGAACGAATTTTACTGTGAGGTTCCACATGGAACATAGTTTGGCGTCCGATATTTTTGACGATTCAATCCCGATAGATCCGGCGATTGCCAAAGCCACCGATCTGGCCGCGAAGTACCCGCATAAACCCGAGCAGTGGGAAAGCCAGCTCTGGCGCCTGCACAACATCTATCACATCGTTGACAAGCGCGGCGACAAGATCTTGTTCCAACCCAATTGGGCGCAGATCGAGCTGCTTGAGGATTTTTGGTATCTGAACATCATCTTAAAAGCCCGCCAGCTTGGTTTCACGACCTTCATCGACTTGCTGTTTCTCGACAACTGCCTGTGGCAGCCGAATAAACGCGCCGGCATCATTTGTCACAATCGCGAGGACGCCACCACCATTTTCCGCGACAAGGTGAAATTCCCATTCGACAACTTACCCGACGAAATACGCCAGTCCATGCACCCGAATACGGACTCGGCCCGCGAGCTTCTGTTCCCCAACAACTCAAGTATTCGCGTCGGAACGTCGCTACGGTCGGGAACCTTGAATTACTTACATATCTCCGAATATGGAAAGCTGTGCGCGCAGATGCCGCTGAAAGCCAAAGAGGTTAAATCCGGCGCGCTCAATACCGTCGAAGCCGGCCAGATCATCGCCATCGAGTCCACCGCCGAGGGCAGATCAGGCCACTTCTACCAGCTCTGTCAGGATTCTCAGGCCGATGCTTTGAGCGAAAAGCAACTGACGCCACTCGATTACAAGTTTCACTTCTTCCCCTGGTGGCGACACCCGCAGTACAGCCTCGATGGCAGGGATTACAACGATATCGTCATCCCCAAGGAATACGCCGAATATTTTGACGAAATGGAAGGCAAGATCGAGCGCAAGCTAACGCGCGGCCAAAAGCTCTGGTATCTGAAAAAAGCCAAGATCCAAGGCGAGGAAATGAAGCGCGAATACCCGTCAACACCCGAAGAAGCGTTCTACGCCAGCATCGAGGGCGCGTATTACAAAAAGCAGATGGCCGCCATGCGTCTGGAAAAGCGCATACGGCTGGTTCCCTACGTGCCATCGCATCCTGTCAATACCTTCTGGGATTTCGGCTACAACGACGAGAACTGGATCCTGTTTCACCAGCAAGTCGGGCTAGAACATCGCTTTATCAACGCCTACGGCAACAGTGGCGAGTTTCTGCCGCATTACGTGGGAAAAATGGAGAGCTACGGCTACGAGGTTTGGGGTCGCCACTATCTGCCGTGGGACGCCGATGCCAAGACCCTGCAGGGCGGCGGCAAGAACAATTACGACATTTTGTGGGATCTGGGCCTCAGAAATATGACGGTGGTGGATCGCATTGACGAGGAACGCGATGGCATCGAGGCCGTGCGCTCCATTCTCTCGTCGTGTTGGATTGACGAGCAAAACTGCGGTGGCCTGGTGGATGGTCTGGATCACTACCGCAAGGAATGGGATGACAAGCACGGCACTTGGAAAGACACGCCGCTGCACGATTGGGCCAGCCATCCCTGCAAGGCAATGGAGTGTTTTGCCAGAGGATTTCGAAAAGCACCGCGCAGCGGTGGCAAAAAACGACGCCGCAACCGCGGCAGTTATATGACCATGTAGGAGCAAACCATGAAACGACCACATTTGCCGACAGGCAGAAAAAGGACCGCCCGTAAAACGAGCGGTAAAGGGGTTTCCCACACGGCGATGAAGAACGCCAGAAGCGGGGGTAAGCCTGCCCGAAATAAGCCGCGCAGTCGAGGCTAAATAATGACCGTGCTGGAATCCGCTGTTTTGGGGATTCTGGCGGTTCTACTGACCGGCTATGTGGCCGGCAAGTCGATTCAAGACGACTTAATGCGTATGATCTGCTGCGCGGGCATTGTGGCCGCGTTTTGGATCTTGGCGGTGATCATCGGCAAGGAAGTGATTGCACTGGTGGTTGCCGATATCTTTGCATAGGGGAGGACGAAATGAGTGGACAAACAGCAGGGCCAGCATCAGCAGAAGTCGCCACCGAGGCGAATTTTTTTGACAGAACCGAAACCAACTACCGCAACATGGAAACGCGCGCACACCACCTGGGCGAGCGCATTCAAGTGTTGTGTGATTTGATCAACGGCGGTCAGCCTAGAGAGGCCTTCAACGAGAAAGCTTCCGACCGCCATCCGGCGGCCTTTGATCGCTGCAATCAGGCCGAAACGGATATGTACGCCGCCATGAGTGCGCTTGAAGAATCACTGTGCAGGATCGAAAATATCGGCCTAACTTGAGGGAGGAACCCATGAAGTGCGCGAAATGTGAAATGCTCAACCAGATCCCTGAAACAGCGTGTTCTCACTGCGGGCGCATGATGCCGGCGCTGAAACCGGTGTTCATATCGAAACCCGAAGCGGAGGACGACAATGCCGAGCAGACCGAAACACCCGAGAAGGAAACCGATGCACCGGCCGAAACGGAACAAGCTGAAACGACACAAGAAGCCGAAGCAGAGGCGGTAACGCTGGAAAGCGGCCATGTTGACAATGTTGGCGACGAAAGCGAAACGCCCGTTCCCTAATATCGTCGTAAAATCAGTGGTCGAACTCAGGCTCGGCCGCTTTGTCTTGGTTTGCAACGAAATGGAGAAGGTTGTCTATATCAAGCCTGTTGATGGTGGCGCGCCATCGAGGCAGGAACGACTCTGTATCGACAAGTTTCTTCGCTATAAACGGCCGGATATTGTGCATCCCACGCTCACGACCGGGTGGGGGATTCAGTTCGCACTGGATCTGCGCATGTAGGTCCGTGCAAAAAACTTTGCGCCGGTGTAAATTCGGGCAAATCTCGGTACTCAACACCACAAGGAGATTGTGATGGCATTTGGCGCACCAGTTCTCAGCATGGCTCGGCAACAGGCCGCGCCGCGATGGCTGCAAAACGCAAGAGAGCAGCGTGCCAACGAATTGGCTATTGCTCAACTGCAAATAGACGCCAGGCCTAACCGCACCCCAAGCGCGGCCCTGCTGGGTCGGCTTGGCCTTGGTGGTGGTGGTGGCGGTGGCGCAACAGATCAACCGGCCCTGCCGAATCTGCCGAATCTGCCAAATCAGCCGGAGCTGCCGAGTCTCGCCGGCGGCGCTGACAGCCGAATACCAGTCGGACGATCAGGCCCAACAACGCTGGTGAACAACGCGCCACCCGCAAGGCGCAAAATTTCGAGCGGGAACCTGAGTGAGTTTTTAAGGCAAAACTCCCGCGTTCGATAAGGCAGACCAATGGCTTTAACACCGATTCGGCGGCAATTTAGTAGGGGCGATCTCAGCGATGTGCGGCGCGTCAACAATCTTCCCGGCCCCGGTGCCATACAACGATTAGGCAACTCTGAGCAACAGACTGGCAATGCAAACGCTATCGCTAACGCCGTAACACCCAGAACCGCCCCGGCAGCCAGTTTTGCCGGTGACGCCGAGACCATCAACAGGCCGAACGCTCAGTTTATTGAAACACAACCGCGTATCGGCGGGCAGAGTTTGGGATTGAGAGCCAACGTGCCACCGACCAAGCGACCGGGCAGTGATTTGGCCCGATTCCTGCCGAGACAGAATATGAGGGCTTTCTAGTGGCCGCGATCAGAAATAAACGACTGTTGGCAAACGTGCCGCCCGAAGAAGCCTTTCAGCCACCGCCGCCCGCGCCGAAACCGCCGCCCGCGCCGCCGATAGTGCCGGCCGCTGTCGAGGCCGAGACACGCCGGGATCAGACAAGACGCGGTTTGCGAAAACGCGCGCGACAGGACATTTTGAGCCAAGCCACTCGAAAAATAAAACGGAGAAAGCGCTAATGGCCTGCTCGGGATGCGCCCAACGCCGGCAAAAGATCGCCGCCGCTTATCGTGCAGTGCGGCAGCGCTTTTCAGGTGTGCCGACGCCCGCAACTGGCAAGCCTGTTAAACATGACGCTGGCATTAACCTCATCGACGTTCGACAAAAACAATGAAAGACACGGTTTACCAAACACGCGACTACGGAGAGTTTGTACTGCGCTTGCAGTACGTCAATACCAGCACGGCCGAGCTGAGTTCGGATTACGAGCCGGCCATTGTCGTGTGCCGGGCAAAACGATCGCAGTCGCGTTGCGCGTGGATCATCATGTTGTCCAGTGCTTTCAAATACGTGGACGATCCGCACAAAGGCGGGCATTCGTACTACATGCAGGCCGCCAGCCAACAGATTTGCAAGATGCTCGGGCTTACCGAAACCAAGATGCAGGCGTTCAAAATTGCCGAGGCGATTCTGAATAATCTTGAGGATTTGATCAATATGCCGCCGGTGAACTTCCAACCCGAGCCAATTGCTGATATCTCTGCCAATATTGATGGCACACACATCGAGGCGAGTATTCACTAATGGGCGTCAGTCTTGAAAATATGCGCAACCTGAAACGCGGCCCGCAAGCGCTGGATGCCCGTTTTGATGCCTTTGCCGACGATACGCCGGTAAACGCACCGCATGATCTGGACTCGTCCGAAAACCGGACGCTGCTCAAAAAGTTGCAGGAATGGTGGAACGAGGCGCGCACGGCGCATAGCGAAAATCGGTTTCAACAGTCCATCGACGCCGATTTTTACGATGGCCTGCAGTGGGATGATCGCGACTCGGAGATTCTTCGGGAGCGCGGCCAGGCGCCGCTGGTTTTCAACAAGACCGCACAGCACATCAATTGGTTGCTTGGCACCGAGCGCCGTACTCGAGTGGATTTCAACGTGCTGCCGCGCAAAGACCATCACGAACAGGTCGCCAAGTCGAAAACAAAAATACTCAAATACGTCAGCGACGTAAACAAAGGCCAGTTCTCGCGCTCGCGCGCGTTTGCCGATTCCATGAAGGTCGGTGTGGGCTGGATGGAAGATGGCATACGCTCGGATCCGCGCGAGGAACCGCTGTTCAGCCGTTACGAACACTGGCGCAATATCTGGTGGGACGCGCTCGCCAAAGAGCCGCATCTGAGTGATGCCCGCTATCTGTTCCGCGTCAAGTGGGCCGACACCGACATTGCCGAGGCCATGTTTCCGGATCGCAAAGACATACTGCAGCGCACGGCCCGCCATTCGGATCTAAACTTTTTCGAGGATGATGATGATTTCAATTTCACAAGTTTGTACGCAGATCATCGCGCCTCGCATCCCGTCTTTGCCCGAGGCCGATCCTTTCTTGATACGAGTTTCAATATCGGAAACCGGCGGCGACGTAATAAGCTGATCGAGTGTTGGTACAGAAAGCCGGTCAACGGGCAATTTCTCCGCAGTAAACCCCACGCGCTGATGCAGCCGGATTTACTCGATCAACTGGACCGTATCAACGGCACCCCGTTTGACGCCGAAGATATTAACCAGCAATTCCTGATCGACGGTGAGCTGGCCTCGGTGTTTGATGCGGTGGAAATGCAAGTTTGGGTGGCGATCTGGACCGGCGATCACTTCTTGCAAAACGTCAAGAGCCCCTACAACCACAACCGCTTTCCGTTTACGCCAATCTGGGCCTATCGCCGCGACCGTGACGGTATGCCGTATGGGCCGATTCGCAATATGCGGGACGCGCAGGAAGATCTGAACAAGCGCAGATCCAAAGCCTTATTCATTCTCTCCACCAACCAGCTCATTGGTGACGAGGACGCATTCGAGGATTGGGATGAAGCCATTGACGAGGCCAGCCGGCCCGATGGCGTACTGAAACACAAGCGCGGCGCGAACTTTGAGATCAATCGCAACATTGATCTGGCGAGCGAACACGTTCAGTTGATGAATGACGATATTACCTTTTTGGAATCGGCCTCGGGTGTCACCGAGGAAAACTTGGGAGAAGTCACCAACACCAATTCCGGCACCGCCATCAATCTCAGACAGACGCAAGGCTCGGTAGTCACGGCTTTGTTGTTCGATAACTTGAGAGAAAGCATCCAATTGCAGGGCGAGCTTGAACTGTCTCTGATTGAGCAGTTCTACGCCGAGCCAAAAATGATCCGCATTACCAATGACGCTGGACAAACCGAATTTCAGGGCATCAACCAGGGCCAAGAGGACGAAGATGGCAACTTGAGTGTGCTGAATCCCATCACCGAGTCACAGGCCGATTTCGTTGTGGACACGCAGGACTTCCGCGAAACCATCCGACTTGCCATGTTCGATCAGCTCATGGAAATGACGCAGAAATTGGATCCGCAAGTTACTATGCAGATTCTTGACCTGATCATTGATCTTTCCGATCTGCCGGGTAAGGATGAAATTGTCCGACGCATCCGAAAGATCAACGGCATGACCGATCCGGACGATCCAAACCGCGAGGCCGTCGAGGCCGATGCGGCCGAGCAGGACAAAGAGGACGCGGATCGGGAGCGCCGCTCGACCGATGCCAAGACGCGCAAAGATGAGAGCATGGCCGACAAAGTGCTGGCCGAAGCCGCTGGCGCGCGCGCGGAAACAGTACAGGCCGCGCTTGAAATCGTGGCGGCCTTGAAAGGAGACAAGAATTTGGCGCAAGCTGTCGATATTATGATGGCTTCCGTACAATCCGATGGATCTGATACGGCGTCAACGGCGTTATTGCCCGGCCCGCCTGCCCAGACCCTTGAAATTGAAACCCCGTTCGATGAACCCGAAGACACTACTCAGCAATAGCTTCGCATGAGTGAAGGAGTAAGAAAATGAGCAAAGATGGCGCTGCAGCAGCAGCAAACGACACGCCAACCGAAGACGAGTTGGCAAACGCAAAACCCGGCCTGTCCGATGAGGAAAAGGCCGCACTAGCTGCCGAGGACGATCAAGCCGGCGACGGTGAAGGTAAGGGCGATAAGGCCAAAGACGCGGATGATCCTCCCCAGGATGCCGATGCGGCCGAATCAACCGACGACGACGCCGCCGCCGGCCCTTCTAAGGAAATTCCGCGCGGTAGCGCTGCCAATCTGGATCTGCAGCCGAGCAGGCCCGTCGATCTCAAAGCCATTGGCACACGCATGAATGATCTCGATGTGCTGCAATCCGAGTTGGATAAAAAGTACGACGATGAGGACATGGACGCCAAGGAATATCTGGCGCAGTCGCGGCTGATCACGCAGGAAACCTCGAATCTGACCGCTGACGTTCGTGAGGCGCAGTTTACCGCCAACGCCAACAAGTCCTTTGCTGCAACGGATTGGCAGCGATCTGTGAACGATTTCGTGGCAGAAAACGACGAGTTTCAGACCACGATCATGCAAGGTGCGCTGAACGCGGCGTTGAACGAGCTCTACGCCGACGATAAAAATGTCGGTTCTTCGCATAACTGGTATTTGCAAACCGCTGCCAATGCGGTCAGGGACCAGATTTCACCGTCCGAGGCCGCCGAAGACAATCCTTCGGACAAGGATCCCAATGCCGTTGCGGTTGCCGCTGCCAAGGCCGCGGCCAAGTCAGCCAGCGATGCCAAGGGCAAATTACCGAAAACGCTCAGCGACGTACCGGTGGCCGACGATGCCAGCACCAGTAAGGATAAATTCGCGGATATTGATAGTCTTGAAGGTGTGGAGCTGGAAGCAGCGCTGGCAAATATGACCACCGAGCAAGAGCAAGAGTATTTACGGGCCGAGTGATGGCCCGCGTATTTTTAGAAATTAAGACCGGCAAAACACTGCATATTGATTTTGCGGAGTTGTTGCCGGAAGCTGTTTTGAGCGGTGAGGGGCAAGTGTCTCTCACCCTTCGAGAGAAGAAAGGAAAATCGGCCCGCTTTGAAATTATCGCAAATGAGAAGGTGTACATAGACTTGCACCCTCGAAATGATGTAAAACTCCAAGCGGAAACGTAGTAAAAAAAGTTCTTGGGTCGCATGAGTGACCGGACTCTCCTAAATCACCGGAGGTAGTTACTCATGGCGCGCACAATCATCGGATTGAATGATCCGAAAGCAGTTAAGCGATTCAGTGCGTTTCTGGCCGTCGATACAGCTCGTATCAGTTATTTCAATCGCAAGTTCATGGGAGTTGGCCCCGAAAGTGGGATGCCGATTCAGATGCTTCCGGAGCTTGAGAATGACGCGGGCGAGCAAATCACCTTTGATCTGATCATGCAGCTTCGGCAGCAACCGATTGAAGGCGATGACGTTCAGGAAGGCACCGAAGAAGATCTCAAGTTCTATACCGACCAGGTTTACATTGACCAAATGCGAGGCGGTGTCAATGTAGGTGGTCGCATGACGCGGAAACGCACCATTCACGACTTGCGCCGGATCTCTCGTCGCAGACAGTCCGAGTGGTGGGGCCGGGTATTCGATGAGTTGTTCTTCATCTACCTTTCCGGCGAACGCGGCGAGAACACCGAGTTCATTTTCCCAACCACCTACGCCGGATTTGCCAACAACCCGCTGCAGACTCCGGACGCAGACCACAGGCTTTATGGCGGTGACGCCACTTCCAAGGCCACCATCGACGCAGCCGACATCATGGACACCGATGTTATTGACCGGGCGAAAACCCGAGCAGTAATGATGGGTGGCGGTACGCAAGGCACACCGCAGATTCAACCCATTATGATCGACGGTGAGGAACACTACGTTCTGTTGATGAGCCCTTGGCAGGAGTTCGATCTGAGGACCGCTGCTGGCGCGTCCAACTGGCTCGAAATCCAGAAGGCCGCGGCCACCGCAGAAGGTCGTAAGTCTCCGATCTTCAAGGGCGGCCTTGGGATGCACAACAACGTAGTACTCCAGAGCCATAAAGGCGTTCTGCGTTTCACCGACTATGGTGCTGGCACCGATGTCGCTGCTGCCAGAGGCCTGTTCATGGGCGCACAAGCTGGCGTGGTCGCGTTTGGCTCACCAGGCACCGGGCTCCGTTTCGATTGGCACGAAGAAAGCCGCGATAACGGTAATCAGGTGGTAATATCGACTTCTTCAATCTACGGGTTGAAGAAAACGAGGTTTACCATCGAAGGCACAGCGAAGGACTTTGGCATCTTGGCGGTTGATACCGCTGCTGCTGATCCGGCGCCTGTCACTTAATCGGAGGACGAAATGGCTACCAAATCAAGTGTATTAGGTTCCAATAGCGGCCCTGCGGTTCAAACGGCTCAAGCTGGACAGGTATCTGTCGTTCGCGGCAGTTATGATCTACTCGCAACGGATTCGGAAGATGCGACTCTGCAACTGCGAGTTGTCAAACTGCCGGCGCAGCACAGGATCGTTGATCTGGTGCTGGACAATGACGATCTGGACGGTGTTACAGCCGGAGCGATTAATATTGGCATCGAGGATTCGATTCAGGATCCTGCCGATACCACGGATCTGACGTTGTTCGCCACGGCGGTTGACGTTCAGACAGCAGCAAACCGGCAGAACGTGATGTCGTTTGCTGCGGTCGGTCTTGCCGCACAGAACTACGACAGGTTCATTGTCGTGACGATGGAGACAGTATCAACGACCGGCCTTGTCGGTACGCTTGGGCTGACTCTGACCTCACGGCCTGAACTCGGTTCGCAGTTCGACGGAAACGCTTAAAATCCATGAGTGGCCCGCCCTTCGGGGCGGGCGCTTATTAGCCTGGGGAGGGCAACGTAATGCTGATTGAGTGCAGACAGCGCCGTGATGCACGGCCTAATAAACGTGTTGGTCGCAAAGACCTTGACGATGGCAGTAAATCCAGAGTCTTTGGAAAGAGCTACTGGTTCCGACCGCAACCCGATTTAGTCACCAATGGCGGCGATTCGCTCGCGCACGTATGCGTGGTCGATGATCCGCGCGCCATCGAGCGCTATCTCTCGATTGCCGAGGCCTACAACGAATTTGGCAAGCCGCCCAGAGTGGCGCCAGAGGGCCAGAGTTTTGCGACCGGCGGCCAACCCGCGGTCGAAACCGTGCTGCTCGATGCGGGCGACGATCTGGGCCACCGCGATTCCAAACCGTTTGTATCGGATCCGCTGGAAGTCGCGCGACGCCTGCAGGCCGAATGGGTACAGGATATGCTCGATAAGTCCGTCCATGATATTGTAAAAGCAGTGGCGGGCCTGAACGCATCCGAGGTTGATCTACTGCTCATCGGAGAATCAAAAGGCCAACGGCGATCCGAGCTTTTAACAGTATTGGCTCCGGTTGAAGAAGTCTCAGGGGAGAAACTAGAAATTCAGATGGAGTAGTTGATGGCGCTCACAGGCGAACTGAAACCACCCTTAACACTTGAGCAGCTCGCCACGCTATTTCGCCAGCGCGTCGATGATTTGCCCGGTGATATTGTCGATGATTCAAAACCGTGGACAAACGACGATTCTGGATTGCTGTGGAAAAACGACGAGATCTGCCAGTACGCCGACGAGGCGCAAACCGAAGTAGTGCGCCGCATTGGCGGCATCCTAGATCAGCACACAAGCGTTGCCATCAATCACATTACCGTGACCGCCGGGGTACAGTCCTACACCTACGACAAACGCATTCTTAAAATCGACCGCATGAAATTTGTTGAGGATGCGACCGCCGACGAATATGTTGTTATCAAGAAAACGCCGCGCTGGATGGACGATCACCACCGCGAGTGGGATCTTGAGGGCAATGCGACCGGACAGGGCATTGTCGAGTTCTTTGTCGAGTTCACCGAAGAAAAACAATTTAGACTCTGGCGAGTTCCAAGTGTGGCTGGCACCCTTCACCTGACCACCTACCGGTTGCCGATAAACAGGCTGTCTTGGCCGCTACGACACACGCTACTGGAAGTCCGTGACGAGTATCAATACGATATGCTCGATTGGATGATGTTTCGCGCCTACCTGAAACGCGATGCCGAGACTGAGAACCCTGACCTTGCAGGCATACACAAAGGTCTGTTTGATGAGCGGATTGGCGAGCGCCCTTCTGCTGATCTTGAAGCATTAAGGCGCAGAGAACATAAATTAGGACGCCGCGTTACCACAAACTTTTTCTAGGAGACACCAATGCCTAAGTTCCGACAAACCATAAACGCTACCCTCGTTAAAACGATCAGCGCCGATCTTGACAGTAATGCGACCATCACCACCACCACGACCAGCCTTGCCGTGCCGGGCGTACAGGCCGGTAATATGTATTTGGTGGCAATGGCTAACGCCGACCTCAATGCTGGCCTGTTGATTCAGAACCCGATCTTTTGCGAGGTTGACGATGTGCTACTGGTTCGCATAGTCAATCCAACGGCCGGTGCGCTCAATCCTACCGCTGCGGATATGCACGTACTCGGACTGTAGTTGGTTGGCATGAAACACAAACTCGGCGCGGTCGCGATATTACTGACGATTGGTGGGATTGCGGGCGCGGCCACTGCTACCGTCGCGTTCTGGAACGACTACGGGTGGGTGTTCCAGAAGGAATACCGCTTGCAGCACTTGGGCGTGTTGACCACGCAGCAGACCAGTGAGATCTACGATCTGCTTAAAGATCTGAAAAGCGGCCAAGACGATAACCAGGACGAGTGGAAGTGCGACGAGCTGGACGAAGAAATCATTGATATCCAACTGTCTCTGCTGGACGCACAAACAAACGCCGAAAAGGTGAAACTCAATCGTGATCTGGAAAAGGCCAAGGAACGATGGATTAAGCTCAAATGCTCGCGCTTTGAGGACAGTTCGTGACCATCTTATTTGTCGAGGGTTTTGAGAATTACGCCAAACTGACGGACTTTGCCGGCATTTGGGGCCGTACTGGTACGCCGAATTTCCTGCAGGCCGGGCGCGATCCGTCCGGTAGTTCAATTTCTCTGGGTTCGTCCGATACGCTAACTCTTGATGTGCCAACCACCAATCCCGGTGTGCTTGGTTTCGGCTTCAAGCACGACAACACCCCCAACACTGAGGTTGAAATCTTTCGCTTGGATGAAACGGGCGCTGGCAGTAGCGGCCATGTGTCGCTCAACCTTGATACGTCCAATCGCCTGCTGCTGGAACACGGCACCATAGATCGACAAGTCTCGGTCAAGTCCATTACGCCCGGCATCTGGCACTACCTCGAATGCAGATTTTTCATTGATGATTCGGTCGGCACCATCGAAGTATTTGTCAACGGCAAGAAAGGTGGCTGGATTGATTACGGCCCGGCCGATACCCGCAATACCGGCATTGCCGGCGAGGTCGATCAGATACGCTTCAGCGGCTGGACGAACGCTGCCGGCGGCCCCTTCTACTTCGATGATATGTACTTCCTCGATGAGCTTGGCACTGCTCCGGGCAATGCCAGGCTCGGGGATTCGATTGTAGAAACGCTCAATCCGAGCGGCGTGGGCGCCGAGGCACAATGGACGCCTTCGGCCGGTGCAAATCAGGAAAATGTTGACGAAGCCACGCCGGATGATGATACGACTTTCAATTCATCGGGAGTGGTGGATGACGATGATCGCTTTGCAATGGATAATCTGGTCAACATTCCCTCGACCGTATTCGCGGTACAAGTCAATGGCATGTTTCGACTTGAAAACTCGGGCGCGCGCGATGTTCGCTTAAAGGCGCACGATGGCGTCACCGAGGGCCAGAGTGCTGATTTTGCACCGAGCTTTGATCCTGCGTATGCGTATGAAATTGCCGTGTTCGAGGATCATCCAACCGACGCGAATCCGTGGTCAACCGCGGAAGTAAACGCGATGGAGGCCGGCTACAGGATACAGTCCTGATGGCGGGCTGGACAAAAGCCCAATACGATGAGGCCTACCGCTGGCGCGTGGAGCGCAATTTCGGCGGCCACCCGAGCGGGCGGCGTGAAGTCAAGGTGCATTATCACCGATGGGCGATGAAGCCAGTTCTGGCGGCGATGTGGGCTAGGCTCGCACCGATCCTAAACATTGCATCCACCGAGCACGTTTGTCTCGTTGGCGCTGGCTTTGGTTGGGGCTTGGACGCCTTCATTGCCGAAACGTCAGCCACCACCGTTGGCATTGATATCTCGGACTACATCGCCGCCGAACAAACCGGCACCGAGGAAACCGAGCTACGCGCACAAATTACGCTGGTGGGTCTGGATCCGGATAGTGGTCGCGGTCTTGAACTCATGGGGCATATCTACGACGCGCAGCCGCGCGCCGACATCCTTGTGTTGCTAAACGATATGTCCACCAATGCCCTGCGCCAAGACATTCGCGCCGCGCTCGGTGGCAACTGGCCCTCGGTCGTGATCTATGAAGATATCGTGGATGACAGCATGACCGATCAGGAGATTGTCAACGCCAGAAACGCGGGCAACGGTTTTGGTGGCGCGCAACGCCTGATCTGGATTTACGGTGGTACGGCCGCGCGCTCGCAAGCGGATCTGCAAACACTGGCTATCGGTTCCGAGGTTATCTCGCGCGATGGTCAAAGGTATCTGGTGCCGTAATGCTAGTTTCCGATTGGAAGTTTCCCGCCACAATGGTTGCCAATCGTACTATCGCTGGTTCTGACGCTGATTGGTCGAATGAGCATAACGCGACTAGGGACGACGGTAATGTTGCGACCGCGACCTTAACTGGAGCAGGCGACCAAACGAGCGGTTTGGCTGGATCTAATTTTGATTTTAGTGATTTGCCAGTCAACGCCCAAATCTTAGGGATCCATGTTCGGGTTGGTGGGTATTCTGTAGATACTAGCGCCAATAACCCTATATTGATTCCAGTAAAAGTTATCAAAGCAGACAATACTGACGGTGCCGATGATAATAGGATTGAATACGGCCTTGTAGCCACGCTCCCAAAAACGGACGAAAACCTTTTACAAACGGAGTTGTGGGGAGAAACTTGGACGCTTGCAGATATTCAAGATCCAGACTTCGGATGCTTCGTTGGGTTTACGCAAATCAGCGCGGGCGCCACTGTGTTTAGTGTTGACTCGCTGCAAATGCGGATTTTTTATGTCCTCGTAACCGATTGGAAGTTCCCCGGCACCGTGATTGGCAATCGAACCGTAGCCGGCGGTTCAGTAAATTGGGTAAATCCGGATAATGTCAAAGCCGATGATGGCAATGAAGCTACGGTCGCTCTCGGCGCTGCCATTTCTTTCTCGAATGGGCTTGCGGCCACCAACTTCGATTTTAGCGAGATTCCGAACAACGCGACCATTGACGGCATAGAAATCCGAGTCGGTGATTATTTTGATGATGTCAATGATTCTCGTCTTATTCCCGTATTGCTGATCTTGGCCGATGATAGCGACGGTATTGCCGTCAATAGACACATTGACCTTGCCCTCATCACCACGACCCCGCAAACCGATGGGTCTGGTGACGCTAATGATCGTTGGGCTGAAGATTATGTAACCGTAGCCGATGTTCAAGATCCTGATTTTGGATTTTTTGTTGGCGCGGAATCGCTTGGTGTAGCGGCCAACGTCAGTGTTGACTTCCTGCAGATGCGCCTTACTTACCACACACGTTTGCCGACCCGAATTGTTGCTGAAGGCGAAACCGTCGCCGGCAACCAGCCCATATTTCGGGCCAGTGATGGCGATTACTTTTTCTTGACCGAAGGCGTCGGCGTTGAGTCCAGTATGATCCTTGCGTTGAAGTCGAGCGATCCGTATGTACCAGCGCCGTGGGAACAACTGGATGCTGGAAACCAGCCTGATCATCCCACTGATTTGCAATTTATGGATTGTGTACAAGACGGTGATCTTATTCACATCGCCTCATGTGACGCGACCGCTCAGGTGCTCTATCACACCTTCGATATGGACGCCGAAGTGTGGGGTGTAGTTGCTGAACAAATCGACTTGCTTACTGGCGACCCCCCATCGGCGCCACACTGCTCAATTGCGGTTCGATCCGATGGTGATATTGTCGTGGTGTACCGGGGCGAAACCGGGCGCAACATGGGCGGTGATAAGGAGCGCGTCGATGCTAACGTGCGTACCGGTGGCACATGGGGCGGCCCAATCGCGCTCGATGCCGCTGGCGACGTTCATTACGTCAGCCCCGGCATTGTCAAAGATCCGTTCACCGATGATATGCACATTTTTTTCCTGCGACAAACGGCGACGGATCCAGACCCGAATACCGCAACGTCGGATCTGCAGGCGCGCACGATGGAGCCGGTGTCGAACGGGTTGAGTGCTGTTGATACCGACGCCATTAATACCGGAACGGCAAGCAACGGCGCCAGAGAACCACCGATTGCATGGGACGATGATGGCACCGTCAGAATGCTGTGGGCCAGCTTCCGTGAAACAACTACTGATGAGCGCGTGTATTGCCAGGCGACGGTCAATGGCAGTAATGACGTTGTGTTGGACACCGGCTATGCCGATACTGCTGGCGTCGAGCCGTTTGTTTTAGGCAATGGTGACTCTCACGCTTTTGTGCATGACGGCCACGGCGTTATTCATCAAGTGTTTATGAGCGCGACTTCCTTCGATCTTTACTACACCAAGAGCGAGGATCAGGGCGCAACGTGGGATACGCCTGTTGTGTTTGTGAGTGATATTACGCTGCGATATGCAAGCGCGAGCGTACTTCTCAGTAAGGCGGCTATTGTTCTGAGCGTTATCTACGCTGATACTGGCGGCGGGATAAACAACGAGGAAACGATGTACAACGAAATAGAGCTGTACCCGTTTGAGCCCTTGTTCGATGAGGAACAACTGAGCGTTAAGACCGGATCTCGATGAAAAAGAAAATCCCAAAAGAGGGCTTTTACGCCAAGGTGGGCGAGGTTTCCAATGCCTTTCGCGCCAGAGCCATTGTTGTCGCGCGCAGCGTGGAATGGGCCATCAACAAGGGCAAGAAAACCGATTACTCGACCTCGTTTGATGGTCGCCCGGCACTGGAAAAAGAGCCTGAGTTGACCGATCGCTGGCCGGTGGATATCTGGCAATCGGCGTTCTTCTTGCGCCTTGGTCCGGGCGGCAATATCCACAAGCATGTAGACGAGGCACATCCGTGGAACACCTACCATATCGTGCTGCTGAATAATGACCAGTGCATTAACCGTGTGTGGCAGGGCGCTCGACAGCACGATTTTTGCTTGCAACCAGGCGGCATTTATCGGATTGATCGCTCAATCCCGCATGAATCGTTTAATAATGGCGACTCCGAGCGGATCCACCTACTCATGGAAGTGCGCGATGCCCAAAATAAATACATATCAGGCCCCCAATAACGCTATGAAAACCGAGCTAAGAAAGCTCGGTCCTCTTGATATTCCTAAAGGGGTTGTGATAGCTGTCCGTGCAACCGGACCCTATGTTGTGGTATTCATTGACGGAGCCGGGCTGCCCTTTCTGACCACGACTGTTCACCCTGTCGGATTTCAGTTGGTTAGGCTGGCTCAACAAGCAGAAAAGGGTGATGTAGTTGTTTTTAATATCAACGGGGTTGGTATAGACTTGCCACCAAATGAAGCACGACAAATCGGCGCTGCGCTTTTGCGAAAGGCCGATACAGCAGATGATTGGCAGTTAGAGCATAACCGGAGGGCAGCTCGATGATTGGAAGACTATACAGCGCATCTATCGGAAACCAAGCGCAAACCACCGCAAAGACGCTTGTTGAGATTTCTGCGGCGGCCGACCTGATCGTTACGCTTGAGCGTATGTGGATCAGTCAAAGCGACTTCGATACCTCAGAGAACCTCGGCGCAAAAGTCGAGGACATCACCACAACGGGTACGGGTACGACCTTTACCGCGCCGTTGCCGTTCCCGTTGGTCACTAGCGATGTTCCATCGACCGCCGTGGTCAAGACCGACTTCACCATTGAGCCAACGTATTCTGGTGGAATCTATATCACGCAGGGCTTCAACGTCCTGTCTGGTTGGCTGTGGACACCGGCGAACGACGATGAAGTTATCGTTATTTCTCCGTCGCAGCTCGCTGGTATTCGACTCGATGTTGCCCCAAGCGGCTCGATGAATTTCAGCTACGGCCTGATTTACCGCGAAATCGGCGGCTAATCTCCGTCTGATGCGGAGTGGCCTCTTACTTTAGGGTATTTTGGCGCAAACAGCGCCAGATCCAGAGGCTACCGGTTGCATTTGATACCGCTCCCCCCGCGCCAGCGGGGGAGCCGGTTTCTGCTTGGACCCCGTATTTCAAGCGCACCGATAACGCCACGCATCGGCGTGTTCCCGAGGAAAACCCGCACAACCCCGAGTATCCGGCGACACCGGCGGTCCCGTTCTTTATTGCAGCCGTAGATCCGGCGACCTCGATCAAGCGGCGCGACATACGCCGCCAGCGGATCCCGAGTCCGTTCCATTACAACAAGCCATTAACGACGCGGATCACGCACCTGACCGCGAACGTGCTGTACGGCCAGGGGCCACCAGCGGCACGGATTACTCACCTGACCGTACAGGTCTTATACCGCGCACCAAAAAGCCAAGGACACCCGGAAACAAACCCGCCGAAAAAAGGCAAAAAGAAAAAATGGGGCTATATCACTGGCGATACGTCAACTGCCCGGAGACTAATAAGACTTCCACAGCTCGACGTATTCACGCCAACACCACCCGGATTCTTTGAAGGCCAATGGCCTTCCCATCGGCCACCGCCGACATTCCGAACATCATTCAAACGGCAGATCCAATCGCTGCCGCCACTGTGGGAATACCCGCCGACACCGCCGGCCGTATTCCCGTTCGCCGCGCTCGATCTACTGCTCAGAGCGAACCGCACTGCGTTCCAACGACAGATCCAGACGCTACCGCAGCTCGATGAACGTCCAGTAACGCCGCCCGGCTTTAGGTGGCCGCGACCGCCATTCCCGACCTTCAAGGTTGAGTTTGTTCGCACTCGACGCGAGCTGGCACACAATCCGGACTACCCGGCCACGCCTGCAGGGTTCAGATGGCCGCGACCGCCAATGCCCACTTTCAAGGTGTCGTTTACGCGCACCCTGCAAACACTGGCACACAATCCGATTTATCCCGCTACGCCGCCGGGCTTTTTTGAAGGATTCTTCCCGGCTCCGATCAGACTGAAACGAATCCCGGTTACTTACGGGCGCGAAGCACAAAGACCACTGGAATTGGATGAGCGGCCACCGACGCCAGCAGGCTTTTTTGATGGGTTCTGGCCGGGATCCAAAGCGGTTGAATCGCTATTTGTCTCGTTCGACACCGCTCTGCAGAAGATACCGGAGTTGGATCGCTACAAGCCGCCACCGGTATCGGACGAGAACTACGCGGGCTACACGCCAGTATTGACGTTCAGGGTATCGTTTACGCGCACGTTGCAAGTCCTTGCAATACCGCCCGAATATCCACCAACGCCACCGGGCTTCTTTGCTGGCTTCTATCCGGCGGCCGAGCGGATTGATAGTTTTACCTGGTCGTTCCAAAGAACGATTCAACGTATCGAGCTTGACGAGCGACCACCAACGCCGCCCGGTTTCTTTGAAGGCTTCTTCCCCGCACCTTTCCGTGTCAAACGCATACCAACTACGTATGGACGCGAGGCGCAGCGTGTACTGAATCCGCATGTGTATCCACCCACACCCGCAGGCTTCTTCGACGGGTTCTGGCCGGCCTCGAAACTGCCACCCACGTTCAGGATCGAATTTACTCGAGTAATTCAAGCGGTACTGATCCCGCCTGTCTATCCAGAAACGCCGGTTTCTGCCGAGGACTATCCGGCGCTAACGCCAGTATTGAAAGCGAATCGGGTTGACTTTACACGGACGCTGCAAGCGCTTGAGCTGAATGAATATCCGGAAACACCACCGGGATTCTTTGAGGGATTCTTCCCGGCGCCGGTTCGCCTCAAGCGGATCCCGCTGACCTATCATCGTGAATCGCAGAGCCCTCTGGAACTGAATGAACGGCCGCCGACCCCGCCACGATTCTTTGAAGGCTTCTGGCCTGCGTCGAAACCCTTCCCGACGCTCAAAGTTAGCTTTGATCGAACGCTGCAGACGCTACCACCGCATGATCAGTGGAGCATAACGCCGCCCGGTTTCTTTGAAGGATTTTTCCCGGCTCCATTCAGGGTCAAGCGGATCCCGGTTACTTACCATCGTGAAGCACAGCGCGTCCTCAATCCGCATGTGTATCCCGCTACGCCGCCGGGCTTCTTTGAAGGACATTGGCCGGCACCGGTGCCAATGCCAACACACAGGGTTGCGTTCACTCGTACCCTGCAGATCCTTGGCATACCGCCTGAATATCCTGAGACACCGGTATCTGCAGAAGATTATCCGGGCCTAACACCGGTACTGAAAGCCAACCGGATCTCGTTTGAGCGCAACATTCAGGCCGTTGAGTTGGATGAACGACCACCGACGCCACCGGGATTTTTCGAGGGCTTTTTCCCGGCCCCGGTTCGCTTAAAACGCATACCGATTACCTATCATCGTGAATCGCAAGTTCCGTTAGAGCTGAACGAGCGCCCACCGACGCCCGTTGGTTTCTTCGATGGTTTCTATCCGGGTTCCAAGCGCGTCGAGTCGTTCAAGGTTTCTTTTGAGCGTGTGCTGCAGACGCCGCTTGAGATCAACGTCTATCCACCGCCACCGGTATCGGCCGAGGATTACGCGGCCTTTACGCCGGTTGCTAAATTTAGCTGGTCGTATCAACGCACCTTACAAACGCTGGAACTGAATGAGCGTCCCGAAACACCACCGGGATTCAGATGGCCGCGACCCTCTATGCCAACGCATCGAACCGCGTTCGCACGGCGTTTGCAATTACTGCCGCAACTCGATGAGCGACCCGAAACACCCGCACCGACACCGCCGCAGCCGCGTGTCGAGTCGTTCAATGTCTCGTTCACGCGCGCGCGCCAAGAGCTTGCGCACAACCCGATCTACCCGCCGACGCAAGCAGGGTTCTTCGATGGCTTCTGGCCCGGATCGAGGCGTGTAGAACCACTTAATCGTGCATTCGAGCGCCACCTTGTAACACTGCCGCAGCACGACGAATGGGCGCAGATTCCACCGGTGCCGGGCCTTACCGCATTCTTCCGCGTCAAGGACGCCAACAAGAGTGCATTCAGTCGGAGCCTGTTGGTCCCGCCGGTCCACAACGAGTATCCGGAAACGCCGCCAAGCATCATCGAAGGCATGGCGATGTGGCCGGCTATGCCAATCTATCGCCGCGATATCACGCGCTCGCTGCAACCGGTATGGGATCCGTCTGCGATTATTGGTAAGCCGGTATTCATACCGCACGATGAGGATTGCAAGATCTGGTTTGCTGAATGCGCGCCGACCCTCTGGACTGCCGACAGCACTTGGATAACGTGGGAGGCTGACCCGATATGCGATTAGATTTCAGAATCTATTATGGCGATCGGTCGATCTATGAAGGCGAGCCAGAGAACGCGCCCGCGCAAAACGTGCAGGCAATCGTGTGGAACGATCCGGCCAAGGGCTCTCAAGACGTTGGCCGCGTGGTGCTGCATCAATGGGATATCTATATTTATTCTGACGATATCGGCTGGCACGGCACGAATAAATACATGGATCTGTTGCAGCATCTTGGCAAAGGCATCGGTCCCGGTGGCGTGCGTGCCGTGTTGACCGGACGCTGGATTCAGTTTGATCGCTACCAAGAGATCATCGAACAAGCTAAAACCGAGCCGGGCTTAGATCACAAGTCTGCCACTGACCCGATACGTGAGGATGGCACTGAATGAGTTCACCGGCCGCACCTAGCGTTAGACATTGGCAGATCGTTGGTGGATCCGCTGCGGCGGTGCCTATTGACCAAGGCTCGCATGAGCTGTGGACGCTGCTTGGCTCAGAAGATACGACCATCGAGCTAGTGCTGGATGATGATTACGCCATCATCTTCAAGGTCGGCAATTCAGGCCAAATGTCAGCATCCGGTGATTGGCAGCTTCAATACGAAGTCAACGGCGCCGGCGGTTTTGCCCCTGTCAACGCCACCAGCTCAAACCTTCGCAGCGCCGCATCCGGCGACACCGAGGATGCCACCAGCACGACCGAGCGACTTTCCACCAGCGCACAGACTTTCCAGACTTCGGTACTCGATGAGGTTGAAGGGCTGATCGGTACGAATATCACCGGTGGCAACGAACATGAGTTGTATTTCACGTTCAATTTACGTGGTGCCGAGCTGACCGCTGGCGGCGAATCTATAGAGCTTAGACTGACCACCGGCGGCGCTACCTTCGATCATACGGCGGTCGAGCCGATCCTGATTACCTTGCCCTCGTTTGCCGAGCCGCCGGCGGCCTACATACCAGTGCCGAAGGCCAACCGGACTGAGTTCAAGCGCCAGATTCAGTCTGTTGAGTTGGATGAATTTGAACAATTACCGATCATTACGGCGCGCGTTACGCATCTGACCGCTGGCATTCTCTACAACCAGGCACCGCCAACGACACGAATTACGCACCTGACTGCGGCGATTATTTATGGCACACCGCGCTCACAAGAAGTACCGGAAACCAATGCAAAAGCGATGGCGCCGTTTCGCAGTGCCTTCAAGCGAGCGCTGCAACCCATCGCACACAATCCGGATTATCCATTAACCCCGCCGCCGCCAACGTCCGTAGTCGCTGAAACACCCGCACTCAAGGCTAATCGTGTTGCCTTTGAACGATTCCTGCGGGCGCTGCCAGAGTTGGATGAATTTACGCCGACGCCGATAATACCGGAGCCGTTTACCGCCTACACGCCGGTACTTAAAGTCATCATCACCGAGTTTGAGCGTGAGCTGCAAAAGCTACCGCAACTCGATGAATACGAGGTCACGCCGCCGAGATTCTTTGAGGGTCAATGGCCGGCCTCATTAACGCTTCGGCCTATTGAGATCTCCGCAGAGCGGGCGCTGCAAGCATTACCGGAGCTGGATGAATTTGCGCCGACGCCACCGGGCTTTTTCCAGGGTCATTATCCCGCGCCGTTCCGTGTTGATTCGATCTCTATTGTCTATGACAGATCGCTACAGACAATCCCGCCGTTGTGGGAATACCCACCGACGCCCTTCGGTTTCCAATGGGGGTTCTATCCGGGTTCCAAGGCGGTCGAGTCCTTGCGGATATCGTTTGACCGAACCCTGCAGGCGCTTGAGCTGGATGAGCGGCCGGCGACACCACCAAGCACCGCGCCACTGGTGGCATTTCAACTGCCGCCGGTCTTTATCTGGCAGTTCAAACGCACCGTTCAGGGCGTGGAGCTCAACGAACGACCGCCGACACCGCCGGGCTTCTTCGAGGGGTTCTTTCCAGCACCAATACGGCTGAAACGGATCCCCTCGGCGTATCACCGCGAGGCACAGGTTCCGCTTGAGCTGGACGAACGACCGCCAACCCCGGCTGGCTTCTTCGACGGGTTCTATCCGGGTTCGGCGCGTGTCTCCGCGTTCCGGGCTGAATTTGAGCGCCAGCAGATCACCGTCCTTGAGATTGACGAATATCCGCTGACGCCCGTATCGGCAGACGATTACCCCGCCTTAACACCGGTACTCAAGGCAAATCGCACCGCGTTCCAGCGGGAGTTGCAAAAGCTGGAACTGAACGAGTATCCAGCCACACCATTTGGCTTCCAATGGGGCTTTTATCCCGGTTCGGCGCGCGTAGAGGCCATTCATAGCGGATTTGATCGTCGCCTGCAGACACTACCAATCCCGGCTGAATACCCGGCCGCGACCTTACCGGTGGTCCCGTACACAGCATTTACGCCGGTGCTGGCGGCAAACAGATCGGAATTTGAGCGCCAGCGCAGGGATCTGCCATATCCGCCACAAGCGCCACCAACGCCACCGGGCTTCCGCTGGCCGCGACCACCACCGCCGGCATTCCGCACCGCGTTTGAACGGCAACTTGCCAAACTGCCGCAGCATGATCAGTGGACACCAACGCCAGCGGGCTTTTTTGACGGTCAATACCCGGCACCGTTTAGGGTGGATCCGCTCACGGTTTCGTTCGATCGTTCGCTACAAACGGTCAGCACAACCAGCTTCCCGGCCGCGGTTCCATATACCGCTTATCTGGCTGTACCTACCCTTCGTCGGCGCGCGACCACCTTCAAGGCCTTTGCACCACCGCTGCTACAGCTCAGTCGCATTTTCCCGCCCTCGATCATCATTGGCGATGCGCGTTGGACGGTGCCGGTTATCTACCGCAGAGATATCCACCGAACGATTCAGCCAGTGTGGAAGCCAGCCGCGATTATCGGTGAGGCGTTCCGTGACATTGATCCGGAATGCAAGTGGTTTGCAGATTGCGCCCCGGTTCTGTGGACCGCCGAGAAGTCACTGACGCTTTGGAAGGCCGATGCAGAACAGACTTGGGACGCAGATTGCGACTGATGCAATAGAAACCCGCCGCCATTTAGAGTATAAATTAGCCATTGGGTCGCATGAGTGACCGCCAACTGATCATCGAATCAGGAGTCATTCTCATGCCTACTCACATTCCTCAAGCGGCCAGTTCGATGTCGTAATGGCCGACACACTCAGAAAACAGCCGGCTGAGTCCCGTCTTTTTGACATGGACTTTTCGCCGCGTATTGCCACCGGTGAGGTCTTGATCGGTACGCCTACCGTGACCGAAAAGACCATTGATCAGAGCACCGGCGTTAAAACAGTCAGCTCGGATCTGACCATTGGCACGGCCACGATCTTGTTACAGGTCGCGCAGGCGCGTATTTCAGGCGGCCTCGATGGTGTGCTGTATGAAGTGACCTTTGTTGTCTCAACCTCGCTTGGCAATACGGTCGAGGCCGAGGGTCTATTGCTGGTGCAGGATACGGTGTAATGCCGACTCCCATTAAATTAGAGGGCTGGCCTGACGGCCTGAACACCATTTTGCGCCCGGATTCGTTGCCTGTGGATGCGCTGCGCCGCTGCGTCAATTACGACATTGACGATGCTGGCAAGCTGTCCAGGCGGGGCGGTTCGACTAAGATCTACTCCGGAACCATTGTCAAAGGTACGCTCTGGTCAAGCGATGATTTCTCAAGAACGCTGTTTGTTGAGTCCGGTAGTCTGTGGGAGTTGATTGAATATCCGACCGGCACCTATACCCCGCGTTTGGTGCGAACCAATGTTGGCAATACGCGCATGAGTTATCTGGATCTCAACGGCAACACCTACTACACCAATGGCATACAGACCGGGTTGATGCTGGCCGATGGGAACGATGTGCCGTGGGGCATGATTGGCCCCGGATCACAGCCGAACCTGACACAAGGGATCTCGGGTGAGTTATTTGCCGGAACCTATCAGGTTGCGATCACCTACATCGCTGACAGTGGCGAGGAATCGGGTACTGGCTTGGCAAAGACCATTGAGGTTGCCGCTGATAACAGCTCGATCTTCTTGTCGGATTTCCCGGCCTCACCACCGGGAACGGCGTTTATCCGCGTCTATGTGTCGCACATGGATGGCGAAGGCCTGTACCGCATGGCCGATCTTCACCCGGCCGCTCCGCACTACGAGATTGACCGGGTTTCCAACACGGCCGCGTTTCGTCTGCAAACTCAGTTTGGGATGGCACCACCACCGGGCGACATTCTCGAATATCACAACGGCAGGATCTACATAGCCAACAACAACATTCTATGGTTTACCGAGCCCTTGCGTTATGGACTGGTTAAACCAATGAAGGGCTTCTTGCAGTTCCCGAAACGCATCACGATTGTCAAGGCGGTGGATGATGGCTTGTATGTCTGTTCTGACAAAACATATTGGATTTCCGGCGCCGATACGCCGCAGTTTCACCAGCGCGAAGTGCTGCCATACGGCGGTGTCTTTGGAACGGGCATCAACATTCCAAACTTCGATGCGGTGGCCTGGTTCTCAAAACGCGGCATCGTATTTGGTGGCGAGAACGGGGAAGTTTTGAACATCATGCAGGATCGCGTTGCAGTAGCGGAATACGGCTACGGCACGATGCTCTGGCGTGAATACAAAGGGATTCGGCAGATCGTTGCTGATCTGTGGGAGGGCGAGCTGAATACTTACGCAGCCGCCGATTATGTTGCTCTGGAAACCGCTCGGGGCGGCGCATTTATTTAACGAGGTAAAACAATGGCAAATTTAGCTGATTTTTTAGTAAGGCTTTCGGGCGGCGCTGCAAACACGGATCCGCTCTTGGCGCTTGGTGCCGCAATGAGTACCGTGGGTGGTGGCCGGGTTCTTTCACAGTCTGATACGGGTCTAACCATTACCGGTGTCGTAATTGACGATGCAATGGGTAACAACGTGGGCTCGGGCTCACTGTTCTTCGATCAGAGCGCAAATACTCTGCGTTGGACACCGCCCGGTGGATCTGCGGGTACGCCCGTCGATGTAACCGGCGACGGTGTGTACGCGATTCAAGGTGGTGGTGACGGTGGTGTGCTGCTGGTGACGATTGTTAATGCGTCCCTGCCAAGCTCTGACCAGACCAATACCATCGTGATTGCGAACAACACCGAAAACATCATGGACGATGTGACCAAGGCCGAGGCCAAGGCGGGCGAGAGCGACTATCGAGGTTTGTATTTCGAGAACGCCCACGCATCCGAGAGCATGACCGACGCGAGGTTTTGGGTGGAGAACAACACGCCAGGACAGGACGTAATCAATTTAGCCGATGGTGATGAGGCGGTTAATGTTGCGCTGGAAGTGATTGCCGATCAGAACACCGCGCCCTCGGGTCCGGACTTCGACACGGCAAACCCGGTCGATTATGCGTCCGGTATCGCACTGCCAACACCGATGGCTTTCGGTGATTTCAAAGGCTGGTGGATCCGCAGAACCGTGCCGGCCGATGTATCTGCAGCAGAGGACAATAATACGTTCCGAATCGGCTTCCGAATCTTTGTATGACGGAGGCGCTTTGTGTCGCATATTTGGTCAGATGGCTTTACTGCTTATAACCTTCTATCGGACTTTGATCAGCTCTACACCCGCGAGGGCGTAAACAACAATCTTCGTGTGGTGTTGGCTGGTGGGCCTTCCGAAAACGGTTCCGTGCGCCTTGGCGGCGTCGATCAATCCAACTCGGGTTTTTATCGGGATCTCGGCACCGCAATAACGATTGGCTACATCGGCTTCTGGTTCAAGTTTAACGACTTCGATACCAACGATGGACTTGACGATATGATCTTCAAGTTGTCGGCTGGTGTGACCGCGAGAATGTCCATGCGGCTTAGTGACGATGGCAGCATCCAGATCCGCAGTCGTACCACCAGTGCGGAGTATTTCGATTCCGCTGACATCACCGAAACACTGGACGGTCTACAGCACTTCTTATTCCGCGGCACGGAATACAAGATTGAGCTCAAAATCGAGGGCGTCAACAACTTCGGTTCGCTTGAGTTGCGCGTTAACGATGAAGTGTGGGCGATCCTTGATACCCTTGATTTTGATGGCACCTATGACCGCATTTCGTTTCAGACTGGCGAGGTTGGTGAGGGTGCGGATTTCGAGATCTCCGATCTGTATGTGATGGATGACCAGGGAACGATTGCTGCCAACGCGACGTTTTTGGGTTCTCGTTGGGCGGTCGAGTTACTCAGGCCGGATGCGGAAAGCGCGCAGATTGCTTTCACGCCTGAAAGCGGTGTCGATAACTCTGCAATGGTCGATGATGCGCCACGGAATAATCAGGACACCGATTGGAATGATTCGACCGGCGATGCTCAGATTGACCGCTTCACCAGCACCGACACGCTCAATGGCGCACTGATACACAATGTTTCTGTGGTCAATGTCGCCCGACACACCGGCACCGCGCAAAACTTCCGCGCCGTGATCTTTGAAGGTGCGACTTCTGGTAATGGCGGCGACGCGGCTTTGACTGCATCGTTTGAAATATTCATGGAAGATTACGAAATCAATCCAGACACAACTGATCCTTGGACCGTCACCGAAGTTGAAGCCGCCGAGTTCGGCTACGAGTCGAGAGCCTAATGGTCGCTCGCGTCACACAAACCTATCTTGAGGTCTTAACGACCAACGGTGTTGCTAAAACCGGCTATCTCGACGGCGCGTACACGCACGACTATCTGGCCCCGCATGGTTTTGTCGATGGCGCGTACACACTGCCGGCGCCTGTGCCGCTCGACGGTTTGTTGTACGGCCAATACATGCTGCCGGGTACGACCTCGCCTACCGGATATTTAGAGGACGGTTACGCATTACCCGATGGCCTTGGTAGCACCGGCTATCTGGACGATGAATTTGGGATCACGATTGAGGTCGAGTTCAACGGTTCCCTTGACGGTGAATACGATCTCGATGCTGCGGTAGGACACACCGGTTATGTGGGTGATCAATTTGCCATTGCCATCGAGGCCGAGCTTACCGGCTACCTCGATGATGAAAGCAGTCTGCCTGAGTCGATTGTCTACGAAGGCTTTCTCGACAGTGGTTATTTGTTGGAGTCTGGTGCTGGCCTCGCGGGCTGGCTGGACGATGAATACAATTTACAATCGCTCACGCAATTAACCTCTGGCATTGATGATGTTTACGCCTTAGCGAAAGGCCTGCCGGATGAGTTCTCAGGTTGGCTGGACGATGAGTTCAAGCTGCAAATTTATGAGGCTAAAAACAGCTTCCTAGACGCTCAGTACACGCTGCAAGCATTCAAGATCTTCACTGGTTGGACTGACGATGAGTTCAAACTTGAGGTTGAGCAAATCTTCAATGGTTTCCTCGATGGCGAGTTTGTTCTCACGGCAATTCTGCCGGTCAGTGGCTTCCTCGATGACGAATATGCGATCAGCGTTTACACCGCGCTCAGCGGTTATCTGGACGGTGAATATGCGCTGGCGCAATGGCTGGCGTTGAATGGTTGGCTGGACGAATCCTATCTGCTCGATGCCACTGAAGAAGTCTACGCATGGGTATCCAATCAGAATACCGGCGCACCGGCGCGCTATGAGGGTCACGACTTCCATTCATTTGCCCGCATTGGCAATGACTACATTGGGGCAAAAACCGATGGCCTTTATTTATTGGATGGTGATGATGATGACGGTACAGACATTGATGCCATTGCATCTACTGGTCGATTGGACTTTGGTTCGTCAAATTTCAAACGTGTTCTGGCCGCGTACCTGAGTCTCGATTCGTCGGGACAGGTATTCTTGACGTTACGCACTGATGGCAATAAAACCACCGGGCCGTTTGCGTTGCGAGTCTCCCCAACGGCTGCCCAGGTTGAACGCACCAAGCTACAAAAGGGCATCAAGTCCCGTTATTGGGAGTTCGATATGGAAAACTTTGAGGGCTCAGATATTGTGCTGGATGAGATCGAGTTCGATGTTGTCGATCTCGGCCACCGCCTGAAACGATGACGTACTCTGGTCAGATCGTCGCCCAAGGGCTCTTTACAGACTTCACCATATCATTTGAAGATCCGGTGTTACGCCCGTATCAAAACAGGGCAATCAACCGACTCAATTTTATTCTTGAACAGGTTCAGTTAGGTGCCGACGCGAATCTTGGCTACGCCAAAGTAACGTGGTTGCCCGATAGTTTTGTGCGGGTTCGCTATATAAGACAAGAGGGCATTACACAGCCAATCATCGTTGTCAGAGTGGAATTTCAAGAAGGCGTTACCGCCGATGACGTTGATTTTATTCGTCAACAAGAACTGCCCGAAGAAGAAGAAGATTTACCCGTACCGCCGGATCCTGAATACTTTCCCTCGGCATGGATTGGAATTAGAGCCTTTAACCACAACCTTAGCGGTGGCATAGAAGGAAACGCCAATAAGGATTTTTGGGGCTGGCCGGTTGATCCTAGACTTGTTGGTTTTGATCCGACTATTGGTGGCAGCTCGACCATTCAATCATTAACCGCAACGGTTGAAACCTTGCCGGGCTCATTGATTGTTGGCTCAGCATGGAATGGCAGAACCGACATAGGTGGTGCTGACCAAACGTATTTTCAAATCAATGGCGGCGCAAATTGGGTATTGAATGCCTTTGCCATTGAGCAAGGCACCTTTCAGGATAGTGATTGGTTCTTTAGTAACGACGGTGTATGCCTCGGAAGCGTTGGCGGCATGTATGCCTTTGAGCATCTTGATGTATTTGTAACGGCGCCGGCGGCGGCCTATGGAACGGGGATAGACAGGCTGCCGGATAATTACTGGAAACGCTCGATTTTCATTCCGGGCAGTGAGGGCATTACCTTACCAGTAGGCACACTGACCCAAATAGTAGAAATGGGCGGCGGCACTGAGGCCGAAATGACTGCAACATATAGCGGTGGCTTTTTACCGGGAAACATTCAGTCCGGCCGCTATGAAATTGGGTGTTTCGCGCAAACCTTTCACTGTGAAGCCACAACGGCGAACATTCATATCCGCGTCGTTTTGGGTGGCATAAATCCGGGCGGCGGCGGCAGTTCTATTTTAGTGTTTGACTACTTTCCCTCGGGCATCGGAAACCCCTGCAGTGAAACCGTAAAACAGTGGCTACGTAACAAAACCCTTGCAGGAAACCCGCCTTGTGGATTAAGCGACGATCCAGCCAATGTTTTCGGCCCGAATGAGGGTGGCGCTGGCTGGTGGAACAACTCTATTTATATTGATGTCAAGGTCGGCAACAGCAGCGTTGAGGGCGCCAGCAGGGGTGCGCCGTTTTTCGGCGGCGACTGTGCATCTGCGGTGCAATTCAGTTGTAACGATCAGGCCTGCGTCGGCGGCTGTGACGGCGACCCTATAGTGCCACCCGCACACAGTTTGGATTACCCATCCGGGTTTGTCGTTTCCAATGGTGGTGGCATTCTTGATCTGCGCGCTGGCGTTATCTGGCACATGGCTCGCGTGGTTCAGGTCGATGTAGCCACCAAACACATTTGTTATGTGATGTTGCTTGGCAATGATGGCGCTCAAGGAGGGTCGTGTGCGCCGTGTCAATCGTTCAGCTATGGAACCGTGATGCCCGCCAATGGTTATACCGATGTGGAAGAATTGGGTATAGATCTTACCGAGGTGGAACAGGGAAAATTTGACGTTGGTCAACTGGTGACGGTGATTGGCTGGACGGATGCCGTTGAAGAACAGTGTCAAGTCACCCCCGGAGGTTGGCGACTTATCGTGACCGAGCCGCACGGTGCTGGACAGGACTTCACTTCATTGTTTTGGCAGCGGCTTCGGTGTCCAGGCGCAACGCCGGTTGATCAGTTCTTCAAAACCGTTGAGCAAGCCTATGCAAACCGGGATGCCTGCGAAGGTGGGGCTCTTGGCGTTAAGTGCGCGTGTGTCGGTGGACAACTGCGCTGCGTGTAGGGGCTGGTTACTGGTATCAGTCTGTAATTTGAGGGTAGAATCGAGCAAATCTTGGGGAGGATTTCGAGGATTGTAATGGCCGAAGTCCAAACAATTGCTACAGTTGACGATCCGACCGGCGGCAATGCGGCGGTCATTACGCCCGACCAGATTCAGATTGGCGAAACGCCGTTCCAAGAGTATCCGGTCTGCTTAACCGAACAAGATCTCGGCGTAGCCATACAATCCACTGCGGTTGCGGCATTTAACGAGATTACTCTGGCTTCTGGCGACCCTGTTTCTTGCCCGCCGGTACGCGATTTTCCGCTACCCGTTTTTTCGTCGGCGCCCGTTGTTATTCCGGCGCCACCAAGCGCACCCGAGTTGGAAGCATTGCCGCCACTGGCAGATCTCACCATTCCGGTATTTACGGGGGTGCCGTTTCAGCCGCAGATATTTCAGGGTGTTGACCCGGTTGCGCCTGATTTTCCGGTGTCTCCCAATGCGCCAGCTCTAGCCGATATCATCCCGTTTCCACTGGATTCCACGCCAATATTGGGTGGCTCAGACCCGGTTATCGTATTTCCAGCGCCGCCGGATGATTTCACTGGCGTTATTCCAGCGAATCCTGTGCTGGATGAACCGCTGCTGCCACCGACCCCGGACGATACGCTGCCAGCCGCACCGGCCCTTGAGACAATCGTGCTGCCCACCGCGCCGGCGATCTTTATTCCGTCCTTTCTGGCAACGCTGTCCGATGGTCCGATTGCACCAACCGACACGTTCTCCTACAACGAAGTCCCCTATACCAGTACCTTGCTTGACGATCTTGAGGACAAACTGGAATTTTTCTTGGGCGCCAATACTACCGGCCTTGAGGCGGTTATCTGGCAGGGTATTTGGGAGCGGGCCACCGAGCGCGAGGATTTTCTGGCAGTCAAGGCTAGGGATGAGAGCAGCATTGAGTTTGCGGCGCGCGGCTTTTCGCTGCCACCTGGCGCCCAGGTTG